AGTCGGACAACAGTTGCAAGTTGAACAGAACAATTTGACTAAAGCAAGTAAGATGATGGGGCAAATAATGGACGATGAATACCGCAAAGTATTGCGTAAGTCGTGGGAAGAAACAGGTGCACTGCCAGAATCTGTAATTGTGCCAAACGGGCAAGGTGTTATGGAAGTTCCTGTTACAAAAGTTCTTCCCGAAACACAGGTCAAAAACAAGGTATCAACAACAGCGGATTAGGAGTAGAAAATGAAATCGTTTAAGCAACTTTTACAAGAAACTCTGAATCAGCGTCACATTGTGGACAATCGTCAAGTGGTTGATGTCGCCGATATTACGCCGTCTGTTTTGATTGCTTTTCATCAGGCGTGCCTTGACGTGTTAAACTTGCATAACTGGGTTTGGAATAACAAGAAAATTGTTTATACAACTTCTGCTGGTCGCACATCGTACCCAATGCCATACGGTATTATGAAAGGTATGACTTTGACAGACCAAGATGGTAATGAATGTCCGCTTGACTATGTAAACAAGTTGACGGCAAAAGAAGGTTGCCCGACACAATGGACACACGATTGGGAAGAAGAAGAAATCGCTATTGCGCCAGCAGAAAAAGACGCTAGCCACACAATGACTATTGAATACTATGACAAAAACATCGCTTGTGTTGGTCCACGTTCTGACAAGGTTTTCTTGAAGGACTTTGACGATGAAGGCACAGTTGCTTCTACGGACAACCAATTCTTAAATGTACCAGAAACGGTTTATAATGTGTATGCACGTTGTGTTGTTACATTGGCACGAGTATATTTGAATGAAGGCGCACAACCATCTGTTTTGGCAGACCAAAAAGCCGAATTTGAACAAGCAAAGAACTCATTGTTAGAGTTTGCAAAAACACCATTCTACGATGCACAAAGGTATGAATTATGATGTATAAACTTGAAAACGGAAAATTAGTTGAAGCCCCAGCGGTCTGGAAAGGAATTGTTGGTTATAACAGAGACCTTGACCGTTTGGTAAAAGACGGCTGGAAACCTTTGATTGTTACTGGCGAAGGTGAAATTATTGAATATATTGAACACGCCGACCATATTGAAGAAAAACACAGTGTTCCGCCATACGACTATCGTGCTTTGCGCCGTAACGCATACCCAGAACTTGGCGATATGATAGATGCAATTTGCAAAGCATATGATGGCGATGCAGACGAATTACTTGCCTTGATGGCACAAAGAAATGTAGTTAAAGCAACAATAAAGAAAGACCCAGATGCCGATTAAAGTAGAACCTTTTGTGAACCCTTTCCGCAACCTTGTCAAAGAAAATGGCGACAAGGTCAAGGTTATTACACATAACGGAAAAACATACGAACAAGTGGTGCGTAAAAAATGACAACGAGAAATGTAAATCTTTTATGGAAAAACTTTCGTGGCATCAGAAAACTGAACAGCATTAACTCCGATGTTGAATTTGGTGCCGATATAGCACACGGCGTTCGTTTATCAAAAGAAAAATCTGGGCAATATCGCAGTATTCGTTCTTCTGGCTGGTTTAGTCAATATACAGTTATGGGCGAAGATGTTATTCGTTTATATAGTGCGAATATGTCGGGCTATCCATACCCAGACCAACTTGTTGCGTTCACAAAGACAAGTGGTGCGATAAATGTGTGGATGATTACAGATAACACCGAAGTTATTAACCCTGTGCAGATTGCTACTTTTCCGTCAGCACCAGATGTTACAGATGTTTGTATGACCCAGTGGGGCGACCGCTTGGTTATGGTTGTGGCTTTCGGCACATCAAATCTTGGGTTTGTTTATTACTCGGCAGACGCTACGATTGGCGGAACACAAATGGGAACCACAGACTTTTATTACAGATTGGTACCAATCGTTGAAACGACAACAAATAAACCTGTTGAAGAAATTACAAGTGTTTGTCCATATCGTTCTCGCTTGGCAATCAACGGCGTCACGACTTATACAGCAAACAATGCCGAAACAATTTATGGTGTTTGGTTCAGCGAAGCAGGTAATGCTATCAACTTTGCTATGACACCAATCACAAGTGCTAGCGAAACAACTCCGTTCTTTGTTGAAGTCGGCGACAAGATAAACCACTTGGAAGAATATCACGGCTTGACAGCGTTCGGCAACAACCGTTCTTACAACATCACGGGCACGAGCCAAAACGACTACAAGGTCTTAGACCTGACAGCCAAGGGCGTTAAAAACAACGCCGTATTTACACTGAACGGACAGTGTGCTTATGTTGACTCTTGGGCGAAGAATGTCTTCACTCTGCGTGATAATATTGACGGCACGATTGGTTTTGATAACGCCATTGGTGATGACATACAAGATTATTTACAAGATGTCGGCGATGTTACAATAAATGTTATTGGTCGCCGTATTCGTATGTTGAAGTCCAGCGGTCAATCGTTGGTCTATGATGTTGATATTGGCGAGTGGGTAGAAGAAAGTTTTACAGCCAATTCTCGTGCGGTCACGTTCTTGAACAAAGAATATTTTTGCGATGGCACGACGACACTGTATCAAATTACAGATAACTGGGGTGTAGGTTCGCAACAAACGCCAAATGAAGACGGTTATTATTCGCACTATCGCACAAACCTTATGTGGTTAGATTCTCAATCTTCTGTCAAGAGTCACTTGTATCCGTTTGCTGTGATATTGGAACCACAGACGAGCAACGACTTTTATATCAAGTTCACGACAGACCGTGGCGAAGCGTTCAATGCTCGCGTTACGAAAGCAGGGTTTGCTAATGTGGCAACGTATTCTAATGACGACAGTGTGCCTGAAAATGGTTCTCAATTTGTTGCTGATGACGAAGATTTGTCTGGGCGTGTTTTCTTTGCTATGAACCAGACAGAATTATTGGTTACTGTTGATAGACCACCATACTGGCGTTATTTACAGATTGACATTTATACGACTTCGGCTGCCCAACAATTTAATATTTCGGGCATAGAAGCCAAAAACACGGAAATAAATACGGAAATGTTGGATTATTGAAAAAGGTTCGCTATGATAACACAATTATATACTTTTACAGTTGGTTCTTTTGTGGTAGCAGACGAGTGGAACGCTAACTTCCGTACTATTTATAATGCTAACTTGGCACACGTTGAAGCGATACAAGACGCATATAATACATTGGCTTTCCAAGGTAGCGACCTAAGCGATGTTTATGCGGCGGTTCGTAGCCAGCCAAACTGTTTTGAGATTAGCGGAACCGCAGTAACAGTTGCGCCAGAATGCGAATATTTTAAGGTTCTTGGCAGTGGCGAAGATTTAGTTATCAACATACCAACGGGGCTGAACGCAGAAGCCCGAGTGCTCATACAGATACAAGACAATCGCAGTTTGTTGCCGTTTAGTATTGGATATTCTGGTACAACGATTATAAATCATTATGATAACTATGTTTTCCGTGCTGGATACTATTATTTAATGATATATGAAACAAATGGGGTCGCCCAAGTAAAACTTATATGGACAGGAGTATAAAATGGCACTGAATATATTTGAAGCAGGAAAAGGTATAAACGCTACGAAAATAAATGATAATTTTTCGCAGGTACAAAGCCAATCTAACACAAATGAAACAGCGATAAACAATATTGCGAGTACTGCACTGTTGAAAAACGGTAGCAATCTTACACAATCTGCTATAAACACTTTCCAGCAACAGACCCCGAATATCTTATCTGCTGATGGAACAATATCGTTGGCTGATAACACAGCGAACTTTTTGACACTGACGGGGAACGGCACAATCTCGTTGCCTGCTGTTGCTTCCGACCAATATAGCCACACGATTAGTTTAGTAGTGGCTGGCGGGGCTTATTCTTTGGGTCTTGGAACGACATACCATTTGTATAATAATCTTGATATAGACACCACACAAACGTACAATGTTTTATATATCTATAACAAGTTAGACAATCGTTGGTATTACAGTTTGACACAATAGGGGGCAAAGATGTTACAAAAAGAATTTTTTCAGGTTCAGCCGTTTAATCCAAATCCTTATTGGGACCCAGTGATTGTTAATCTTTCGGGGGCGCAGAAGTTTGAGGAAGATACGATTTTTAAGCCAGGACGGTACAAGATAGAAGTGGCACCCGGGGCACATTGGGGAAGCGATTCTGGTGTTTATATTACTAAGAACATCAGAAGTATTTCAATAGAAGAAAATATTTGAGTTCCTTTTATTGTTAGGGCATATTGTGGGAGCAATGCAACACAAAATAGCATTGGCACAAATCCATATGTTGGTGAATTTAAGGTAAATGGCAATACGGTAGACACGCCAACACACGGTGTAGATGTAACTCATATATTTGGCGCTGGCGGGGGAAACTCACTAACCAGTGGTGCTCTCGCTACTCAAAGTCGTGGGGGCGGAAATTGTTTAGGGAACGGAAGCATAAGCACTAATAGGGGCAACCCGATTTTCTATGCAGCAGGCTCGTGTCTTCATTTGTTGCCAGTAGGCGGTACATTCGGCACTGACTACATAAGAGCGTATCATTTCGCCCCTTATGCCTGGGCCTGCGGAGGCGCTTATGGTGGCGGAATGGCAACAGCAATAAGCGGGGGAAGTGTTACGTGGGGATATCGTGGTGGGGACAGCCCTTATGGCGCAGGCGCAACTACGAATTGGACGGCTGGCGGTGGTATTGGTGGTGGCGGCCAGTTAATTTCGGGAACCTATGTTGCTGGCGGGGCATATTTTAATGGTAGTGTTTGGCAAGATGCACCTTATGACCCAAATAATTCCGTTTCTTCTATTATTCGCATCACATATCTAGGACCGTTATACTAATGCATATACACTCAATCCTTTCGTTATCGCCAGACGGAAAGGCACTCTCCCAACAGTTATGGGAAGAGAATATGCACGAACCGTGGTCGGACTACAACGGTTCTGATATGTTTGTGGTTCTTGATGGTGGCGAGATAGTCGGGGGCTTCGCAGTATATCTTGACGACTCTGATGGCATTGTAGGCACTTTCTGTTCGGGCTGGGCAAAACATCACGCACAAGTCCCGACAGACCGCATTATCAAACAGATTGTTAGCAATGTCGGGCCGGTATATTTCAAGACCGACCAGCGACCTGCAAAAATTTTATTAGAAAAAATCGGCAAAAAGGTCAAAACAACCGACCGATTTGTTTATTATATAGTAAAAGGTGAATAAAAATGTATAAACAGTGGAAACAGATTATAGATTTTCCAAAATATGCAGTAAGCAATTATGGCGAAGTCAGGCATATTGCCACTGGTTATATTAAATCTCAAAGAAAGGATGCGTGCGGATACTTGGTTGTTTCTTTATCTACGGGCCACGCAAAAGTAAAACTTATAAAAGTTCATCGTCTTGTTGCTGAAGCATTTATACCAAATCTTAATAATAAACCACAGGTTAATCATATAGACGGGGACAAAACAAATAATTGCGTTGAAAATCTTGAATGGGTTACCGCAAAAGAAAATATCCAACATTGTTATAAAGTTTTAGGATATAAAGGGTCTCATTTTGGCAAGTTAGGTAAAGATAATGAACAATCTAAAATAGTTTTACAAATAAAAAACGGTGTAATCATAGCAAAATTTTATGGATTGCGCGAAGCAGCAGAAAGCATAAACAAAGGTGTTAGCCATATAGGCGAATGTTGTTTAGGGCGCAGAAAATCTGCGTATGGTTATGAATGGGAATATAAGGAGTAAATAATGGGGAAACCACGCAGTGTCAGTCCAGCACAGGTTGGCACAGATTATAATTGGGGAGAATTTGGCTCTGCCAATGCTGGCGGTGTCAATTTGTCGCCTATGGCAACATCTAATGTTCAGACCACACAAAGTGGCATTGGACAGTATTTGAACGAACTGATAAACCCGTCTTACAACAATGAATCATTTCGTGCCCGTCAAGAATTGTTAGACGCGAGCAATCGTCAATATGCAAACCAATTGGGTGCGGAAGCAATTGCTCGTGGTGCTCGTGGTTCGGCTACACAGAATATCTTAAATTCAATCGCCGCTAATCGCAATATGGATATGCGTCAGGCGATGACACAGGAAGATGCTCGTGTTCAAAATATCTTGTCTGCTTTGTCTGGCATTGAAAGCAATTATTTCAACCAATCAAATACAATGGGCAATAATATATTACAGAGAGTTTTAGCCAACCAAGCAGCAGAAAACGCAGCCCGTGACATTAACACTAAAAAATATAATGAATGGAAAAATAATCTTATTTCGGGTACTGCTTCGGTTGCTGGTTCTCTGATAGGCGCATATTTTGGTGGTCCAGCAGGTGCGTCAATTGGTGGGCAAGCCGGCAGACAAGCAGGGAACACAGTAAATACATTTCGTGGTGCCACAACCTCAGATGGAATGTATGGTGCTTTTGAATAATAAAGGAAAATAAAATGGAAAAAGATTATGTAGATTATGGTTCCTTGGCAACATTGCTGGCACCACAGACACAGGCTTTGCAGGCTTTGGCTATGCGACCACAAAAAACATCTGCAACAACAACAACAACAAGCACAAGCACACCATATGCATTGGAAGATTTGGTCGCCACAAGAAACAGAATTGGTGAATCTACAAAGGCGTTAGACGATGCCTTAAAAGCACGTGAAACTTTTGGTTATACATTGGCTAATGCTTTGGCTAGTGCACCACAACAACAAGGTGCGGGTTCTTGGTTGTCTGACTTCGCTCGTGGCTTTGGTAGCGGTATGTCAGCGAGAACAAATGCTGCCGTTGACCGTGCCCAAAAGAAATACGAAGCCGAAATGAAAGATTTAGCAGATATTTTGGCGTTTGACAAGGCGATGGGCGAAACGACTACACAAACTCAAAATCAGGTTATAGGTTATACACCAATGGAATACGGAACTGCTGGCGGAAAGACTGTCGCACAGGGTGGACCAGACCAAGTTGTTAAAAATATTGCAACCGCAACTGGCGAAGGTATGGACCCAGAAGAATTTATAAAACAATATAATACTGGTGGGTTTATTGAAAGTGGTGCGTCTGATGTAGATGCTCGTGATAATCCTACTTTAGCCGCAAGATTTATTCGTAGTGCTGTCGCGCCAATCAACACGGGCGCAAGAAGCGCATTAGCACAAAATATGACTGATAAAATCATTGGGCCAAAAGTTCAGAATATGATTCAAAATATGGGCGGTGCTCGTGGTGCTGATACATTAAGAGAAGTTAGCACAAGAATCGGTCCTTTGGCACAAATTACGAGTTTGGGAACACAAGAACAGTTGGGTGCAATTTCTGCCGCAAAAACAGACGTTTTAGACATTATAAATCGTGACCGTGCTGCTGTCGGTATGCAACCATTAACAATGGAACAGTTCCAACCTGCGTGGAATAGATTGTTTACTGGAATTGCTACATACAATAAACAATATGGGGAAAAAGAAACCAATAAAAAAGAAAAACAAGCGGCAACACAACCTGTTGAAGCACAAGAAGATTACTCTAAATATGGGTTTTAATAAATGAACGAAACAGAACGCCTTTTGAAATTACAAAACGCTGTCAAAATGATGGTTGCTGATGGTAAAACACCAGCATATATTGACACATTTTTAGCAAAACAAAATTCTTCTCCAGAAGAAATCAAAGCGATAAACACATATGGTGCCGAAAACATTGCAAAAGGCAGACAAAACGCACAACAAACTCGTGAAGCGTTGCCGTCAAATTCTTTATTGAGCAATATGTTGGCACCAGAAGTATTAAGAGAAGCGGCAGGTTCTGGTATTTATTCATTAGAAGAAGGATTAAACACCGCTACTGCTGGGGGGTATGGTTGGCTTAATGAAAAACTTGGTGGCAATTTTGATAAAAGACAAGAAAGATACCAACAAATGTTAGATGAATCTCCGCGTTGGTTGAGAAATATTGGGCGAGCAGGCAGATTAGAGTCGCAGATTGCAGGTGGATTGTCTAGTCCTGTATATAAATTAAATTTAATAAAAGGTGCAGGCGTTGGACCAAGAATAGCAAATATGGCTGCACAAGCAGGTATTTATGGCGGATTAAACAAAGGTTTTGAAGAAGATTCTTTGCAGGGCGTACCAAAGGCTACATTACAAAATGCTGCTGTTGGTGGGGCTTTAGGTGCTTTGCTTATAGGGGTGCCTGCTGGTTTATCAAAAGTTGGTGGTATATCGTCTGGCGCTGGTTCAGAAACAACAACTTTGGCTAGAAAGGCTGGCGAAGCAGGCGGAAACGCAACCAAAGCATTTAAGGCAGGTCGTAACGCATCAGGATTAGAAATTGCTGATGAATTAGATGATGCATATCGTGCAATAGACAAACAATCCAAACAGGCGTTTGGTGCTGGCAAAAATGCTATAGATACACAAGCAATTAACAAAGATGCGTTAAAACAATCATTTAAGGATTGGAAAAAGACAAACTTTACACCTTATGGGCGCAAAAACTTAGCAACACCAGAAGAACAAAAAGTGTTTAATCAAGCAAATAAATTATTAAAGAAATTTGCAAATCGTAAAGGCGATATGATTCTTGGCGAAGGACACGCGCTGAAAAATGCTATTGGTAATATTTCTGCAGAACGTGGAAGTGCCGCAGAAAGAGTAAGAACAGAATTATATAACATCGTTAAAAACAATCTTAATGAATCTGTACCAGAATATGCACAGTTGATGAAACCTTATGCCGAAGCAAAAGACACTCTGTTAGCAGTAAAACAAGCCGTTGGTAGTGCTGGGCGCGATATGACTTCTGTACAAAAATCTAATGTAACAAAAAGACTTGTTAATTCTCTAAAAACTCCAACAGTGCGAGATGCAATAGAAAAAGTTGCTGGACCAGATTTTAATTATAAACTGGCTGGTTATGCTACAAAATCTTGGGTCCCAGAAACAAGCATTTCAAGATTAGGGGCAGCAAGTGCATTGGCTGGTGGTTTGGCAGGTGCGCCACAGATTTTAACAGCGTTGCCATTCTTGTCACCAAGAATAATGGGGAATATGTCTTATGGTATTGGTAGGTTGCAATCTGCAATGCCTAGCACAGAAAATATATTACGTGCTGTTCAGTCTGTTAAATTAAATAATGACTAAAAGGACAAACTATGGCGAAAGAACCGATGATGATAGACAGAGAATGGCGGAAAGCGGACGCAGCAATTCGCATTATTGACTGTGTTGGCAAAGCCGTTGACCTGCAGAAAGAATATTTTAAGTTGATAACCACTCTGTCGGAAGGAAAATACAATCGTGCCACAGACACTATTCGCAATTTGGTGTCCGACATTAAGAACCACAACTTGATTTTGCAGGCATTGTTGTTGGAATTTGACGACAATATTCCGGTGGCAGAAGATGGGGTTGCGAGTGCGTTGAACGATTTGCGTGATGCTATGAGAGATACAGACAAAGAATAAGGGGCGGAATATGTCCGAAAACAAGTTTATTGAACGTTTGAAAGGCGAAGGCACAACAAAATCTGTCTTGGAAATTAAAAACGAAAGTGCTAAAACTTCGTTTGCTAATATGCCACAAGGCACTTCAAATGCAATAGATGTGTTTTCAGACCGTCGTGGTAATGCCGTTGCCGTTTTAGAAGGCACTGATATTTGGAAATTAAACAACGCACAGTTTGTCTCTGTCCCTAATGCCTTTGGCGATGGGCGCGATTTTACTAGTACTTATACCGTTGCTGGCTCTACACTGTGGGTCAACGCAACATATTCTTTCGACCAGCCAAAAATATTTACTGGGGCAACACAATGGGTGTTAAAACTCTGTGGACACAGTTTGATGTCAAGTTTGTCGAACGTAATTGGTTTTTCGTTGATTATTAAATTTGGCAACACGACCACCATTACAAAAAGTTTCTCTGTCAGGGAAAGTGCTTTTGAGTTTTGCAAAGAATTTATCATAGATTTTAGCGAAAGCGAACAGACGACTGTCAAAGTTGCCAATGGCGACACAATGACCGTTCAGTTGCTTTGTGCCGATGCCACAGCCAGTGCGACTATTTACAACGGTATGACAACACTGGTTGCACAACAAAGACGCGTTGATGGTGATGCCGTTGCGTCCGACACAAAGACATTTGAAGAATTAGAGGCTATTTCAGACGCACATATTTCCAATAAAAACAACCCACACGAAGTCACAAAGGCACAGGTCGGTCTTGGCAACTGCGACAACACTTCTGACCTTGACAAACCTATTTCCACTGCGACACAGACCGCTTTGGACGGAAAGGTCAACGATACTGGCGATACTTTGACTGGTATGTATAAGCACGAATACGGCTCTCGCACTCGTTATATGGCTGCAAACAGCACCGCAAAATATGCCGATGTGTTTATGAACGGCGATGAGTTTGAAATACTGTTCCATACAAGCAATAGTATTTACGATGGCTTATATGGTCGTGCAACCAATGGTTATGTCACCTTATACCCTGGCACAGACAATCAGGCGTGGCTTGGTTTGGGCAGCAGAAGATGGCAAAGTATATTTGTGACACAACTTCGCCCAGATTCAACCAATATCTTGACGCTACCGAATGAAACAGGCGTTTTGGCATTAAAGAGTGAAGTGGATTTAGCGGCTAATTCTGGTCGTATGATTACAGACCAAGGCGTATGGTACGCAAAGATGTATGCGGCAACCGTGGCACCAAGTGCAGAAAATGGCACGAACTATGCGGACTTCTCGCAGACAGACGGTCAAGGCAATCCGATAATCGTGATATATAACCGTGTCAATGGTGCTTGGGTTCAAGACCAGACAATTACTCCGCCGGCAGAATATGATGGCTATGTGTCAATTACAAGCAAAATATGGGACATAACAGAACAGACAGGGCAACAAGGTGGGCGTATCTTATGGAATCACCAAAGCAAAGAATTTACACCATATCCACAGATAATATCGTTTGAAAACATTGCTGTTACGGGCAGTTCAACGGTTGCTATACCGCAAAATCCAACTGGCGACCAAATTGTAAATAAGAATTATGTTGATAACGCTATTGGCGATGGCACAATTACAATCACACAAGATGGTTCGGCGGTGGGCAGTTTTACAACAAACCAAAGCGGTAATACGACCATAGATTTGGCGTCAGGCGGTTCTGGTCTAAATGTCGGCGACACATTCCTTACAATGCGCAACGACAACGAATTAAACGGTGCGGTTGAATGCGATGGTGCAACATACAACACGACAGATTTTACGGGCGCACAGAGCATAGGGCAATTATTGGCAGATGGCAAAGTGCCGTATGTGTCAATGGCAACTTATGCGACAGAAATCAGCACGAAAGGTTGGTGCGACAAGTTCGGTTGGGATGGCACAGGCAATGTCCAGTTCAAAGTACCAACATTAAATGCGTATATCTGGCAGAAACTGCAATTAGGCATTAAAGGTTCAATTGGAACAGGCAGCGGCGGAACATATTTTGTGGCAACACAATCTAGTTTTACACAATACACACACCCTGAAGCTGGCGCATATGGTGTTTCCGTATCAAACGACCAAACAATACCGGGTGCAAGCGTAAACATTACCAGCGAAGATATTTCACAACAACGCTGTATGGTTCAACTGGCTGTAAGCGCAAGCGACGAAGCGGTGGAAACCTGCACAGGTGTATTGGCAGATATTGCAGCGTTAAAATACGACTATGTTGTAGATTTCCAAGCGCCAACAGCCCAGAATAATTATACTTGGTATAGAAAGTATCGTTCTGGTTGGGTTGAACAAGGGGGAACAGATACCTCGTCAACAGAGGATTTGTCTGTAACTTTACCTGTTACTATGGCGAACAATAACTATCAGGTGCAACTAACATTAGGAAATACCGCAAAAACTGTATTTGCTAACCAATACTGGTCAACCTTTGGGTGGCGGACTAAAACAACCACAGGGTTCACTTGCACGGTAAATGTTGCAAACGCAGGAACAAAAGATTGGTTCGTTTGTGGTATGGCAGCATAGGGTGGTAAATATGACAAAAAATCGTCAAAAATGCGAAGTTTTTAGCCGTTCAATGGGTTATATTCGCCCAGTGGACAATTTTAATATTGGCAAGCGTGCGGAATACGAAGAACGCAAGACCTTTCGGGAAAGCGTTATTTTTGGTCATATTCGCAACTTGTTCAAAAAAAAGGAGGACAAAATGCCTTGTGGAAAAAAGAAAGGCGGAAAGAAATAATATTCCGCAAAAAGTCAAGTTTCTATTCAGTTTTTGGGTAGTGATTTGTTTATTATATTAATATAAAGAAAAAAAAGGAAATAAAATGGCAGACGTTGATAATTTGCTGGGAAGCACCCGTAGAGTTGTTGAAGTGCAAGAACCCTTGAACAATTGTAGAGGCGTAACCTATAGAGTTCTTAATGTTGGTGGCGGTTCTGAGCAACACAATTTGGGTTGGTATGCAACACAAGCGGCTTTAGAAGAAGCACATCCGACGGCAACTGCTGGTGATTGGGCTATTGTTGGTTCGACGGATAGTGTATGGCTGTGGGATACGGACAATGAAGAATGGGTTGATAGTGACCAAAAAGGTCAAGTTACATCCGTAAACGGACAAACTGGTGATGTTGTTCTTGATTTATTGCCAAGTCAAACAGGTCAAAGCGGTAAGTTCTTAACAACAGATGGAACTGACGCAAGTTGGGCAACGCCAAGCGGGTTGCAGAATACGGCAACAGGTACAAATTCATTGACATTATTAGGTACAGCCGCAACTCAAAATAACGCGATAAATATTGGTGTCGAATCGTATTCAGATTATGGAACTGTTAGTATTGGCAAAGCTTCGGGGAAAACCTATTCGTCGAAACCGAATATTGCCTATGGTGTTTTTGTTGGTCAAGAAGCTAGAGGTGGTTCGGGTACAACGGATTGCCGTTGGTCTGTAGCTGTTGGGAATGCTAGTTCTAGCCAAGCTCAAGGAGGTGTTGCCATAGGGGCTTCTGCTTTAGTTAGTGCTAAAGGCGGAATAGCTATTGGGCAATACACTCAAACCCTTGCACAAAATGCAATATTGTTGAACGCATCTGGCACATCATTATCTAACTCAGACGCTAATACATTTAAAGTAGGGAATGCAAACGGCAACTTTGAAATTATGTCTGCTGACGGCACTATCCCAGAAGCACGCTTGGCTGATATGACAAGTGCCGCACAAGGTCAAGTGTTAACTTTGGACAGTAATAGTAATGCTGTCTGGGAAACACCAACAACAATCACATTTAGAACGTGGGGGGCGAATGAATAATGGCTAAATTAGTAATTGGAACAAATAAGCAAACTGGCGTCCCCGCTATTGTTATGGATAAGTCACCAGTGCATTATGTTGAAAAGATAGTTGATGCTGGTGGTGTGTTGCAAAATAGCACAAATATTATAAATCTTGATGGTGTGGGCGGTATAGGAGATTATGTTCTTTATGGACAATATTATCATGTAACATTTCCAGCCAACACAAATGCAAACTTGTCTGGTTTAACCGCAATAAGTGGTTATAATGCGTGTACTCGTATGTTTGATACTTGCACTGGCTTAACAAGCGTAGAATTGTCTGATTTAACCACATTAAGCGGTGCTAATGCCTGCGAACGTATGTTTAATAGTTGTACTGGCTTAACAAGTGCAAACTTATCTGGTTTAACAACTATAAATGGCACTAGTGCATGTTATTATATGTTTAGTACTTGCAGTGGCTTAACAAGCGTAAATTTATCATCGTTAACTACAATAAGTGGTTCTGGCGCGTGTAATTATATGTTTAATAGTTGCACCAGGTTAACAAGTATAGATTTATCATCGGTAACCACAATAACTGGTTCTGGTGCGTTTAATTATATGTTTAATAAATGTACATCATTAGCAACTGTATATATTGGTGGCACAACAGAAATAATTTTTTCAACACAAGGAAACCAGTTCGCTAATATGTTCCAGAATTGCACACATAATATAGATGTATATGCCCCTGCAGCAAACCAGGCACAAATTGAATCGTTTTCTGGTTATCCAAAATTTGGTGCTACGGGAACAGTGACCTGGCATTGGCGTTCATAATAAAGGAGTTAAATTATGCCAACAAGCGTAAATGTTACTAATCTTAAAATAAACAAATTAACAGAAGCACAATACGATGCCGCTGTACAAGGTGGTGTTATAGGCGAAAACGAACTGTCTTTATTAACAGACGCAGACAATTCTAGTTTTACAACCGCAACCTTAGCGGTAAACGATTGGTCGTCAAACACACAAACTGTTTCCGTCGCCAACGTGACAGCGTCCAATAATGTTATTGTGGTTGCGGCACCAGCAAGCCAATTAGATTATGCAAATAACGGGGTGTTGTGTACAGCACAAGGCGCAGGAACACTTACATTTACTTGCACTTCTACGCCTGCCAACGCTATAACTGTGAACGTGTTAATTTTTAATTAAGGGGACAAGATGATTGTTAATCTTCCGCAATATAAATCAGGAACAGGTATAACGATTGACTCAAATAACACAATCGGTGTTACTGACCCTGTGATTCAAAACACTGCACAACACCCGAACTCTGTTACTGTAAAAGGGGTAGCCGCAGAATTTGATTATTCAATAAATATTGGCACAAACTCCGAAACACAAGACGCTTATGGAAGTGCTATTGGGGCTTTGTCGAAGGTTATCGGTTCTAACGGAACAGCCATCGGGTATAATTCCAAAGCAGAAGCAAACAGCACAGCGATAGGTGCTGGGGCAAAAGCCAGTGGTGTTGGTTCTATTCAGTTAGGTGCGGGCGACAACCAAGGCAACAATACCATGAAGGTTTGTCTGGGTAGCACAAATTATGCGTTGCTGGATTCTAATGGTCGTATACCGACAGACAGATTGTCGCTGTTATTTGATGCATTGTACCCCGTTGGTGCAGTATATCTTGGAACACAAAGCACCTGCCCATTGGCAACACTTATGCCAAACGCCACATGGCAACTGGTTTCATCAGACAAAGCATTGTGGACGGGCGATGGCACAAATGGCGGAACAACAATTGCCGCTGCGTTGCCTAACATTAAAGGTTTCTTGACAGTACAAGACGGTGCAGGCGCCTCAAAGAAGTGGGCTCCCGGTTGTACAGTATCTGGCGCAATTACAAAGGAAAACCTTGCACGTGATGCCGTAATAACTGGAAGTGCTGTCAACTTTGATGACTCGTTTGACCTTGGCATCAATGCACACGAATATAACTCAATATATGACGATAACGCAACAACAGTACAACCACCAGCATACGTTGTAAACGTCTGGGTAAGAACAGCATAAGCATAGGGGAGTAATATGAAAAAGAAAGTAAAAGCACAGGGCATTTGGGAATCTCTGTGGGAACAGTACAAAATGGAATGGAAAAAACTTTGGAACGAATACAAATCGTTGATAATTCCGTTTGTTGAAGGTACTGTGAAATATATCTGGCAGTTGGTTTATGGTCTTATTGCCTTGGTGGTAAAAGGGTTATATCAAACTGGTGTTTATTGGGTCAAAAAGTTGATTGAAATAATCAAAAAGGCGTAAAATGAATGGCTGGCGCGTTATAGAGCACATGCACGGCAAGAATCTGATTTATGCTGGTTGGTCTGCTGTGTTTGCTTTCCTTGCGCCAATCGGGTGGTGGTTAGCCGTTTCTGCTTTTTTTGTTATTGCTGATTTTATAACCGGTTTATGGGCAGCGCGCGTAAAAAGAGAGATGTGGACAAGCAATAAAATGCGCCAATCTGTTTCCAAATGCGGCGCATACTTGTTTGTTATTATTTGCGCCAGAGTGTTTGAGTTAACATTGCCTGATTTTATAACGGAATACGCAGAAGTTTCAAGAATACTTACTGCGTGTATAGCGGGTGTAGAGTTTTACTCCGTGTTGGAAAATCTTTATAAATGCACAGGAAGCAGAGTGTTTTACATAATGACACAATTCACACAGAAAAAGTTAAAAGAAGTCACAGGTGTTAATGAAATAAGGGAAAAGAAATGAAAACAAGACAGTGGAAAAAGTTGTACGGTATGAGTGTGAGTTTCACTTGCCCCTATTGCCTGAAACAATTTCCGCTGTCTGAAGCAACCAAAGACCATATCCTGCCACGCAGTCGTGGTGGAAAGACCGAAACGTCTAACATCGTCCTATCGTGTCGTCAATGCAACCATGAGAAAGGTGCACTAGATGACAAAGAATACGCCGAATGGAAACGGCTTGAATTTATAAGGAATGGGGGAAAATCACGATGAAAGCATTTAGTTGGGTGGCACCTGCCAAGGCGGGGCAAGTAATTAAACTGGCATTGTTTAGCGACATACACTTTGATTCGCCAGATTGTGATAGGGAAACGCTGAAAAAGCACCTTGACTATTGCTTGAAAGACGGGCGGTATATTTTAATCAACGGCGACTTCTTTGATATGATTATACTTGGCGACCGCAAAAGAGCAACCCCGCACCATATTACAAACACCGACAACCAGTTAAATGTCAAATTAAACGAAGCGTATGAGTTCTTGAAACCATACCAAAATAATATCTTGTTCTTTGGTCGTGGCAACCACGAAGAAAGCATTATGAAATACAACGGTCTTGACGTGTTGGAAATGCTGACAACAATGTTGAATATGGGGTCTGAACACAAAATATTGTATGGGAACTACACAAACTTTTTAAGATTTACTTTCAAAGAAAAGAGCAGAAACGAATACAATTACGACATCTATGCACACCACG